GATTATTAACGCCAGTTTCTTTGAGAATCATTTCCTGACGCATAGCTACTTGATTCAAGATATTAATTCTGTCTTCAAGAGTGCCATCACCAACACCAACATTAACAATTACATCCATATTGGCATCCCAAGAACGGGGGTCAATAGGCACGAATGTATTACGCAAACGAATCATTCGCTCTTTATCTTGATTCTCAATAACGAGTTTCAAAATACCAGTAAACAATTTACGTAAACCAGTTTCAGCAAAGGTACGGGCGATCATTTCAATATGCTGATGTGCAGCATTAACAGTCGCAGATACTGCGGCTTTGGTAGTGCTTTGCAATGCGTCTGCATCTAGGCCAGAGGCGGCCTTAGAAATTCCTGTACGGGTCTGTTTAATGTCATCCAAGTAGTCAAGCATTGGAAATGCGGCCTGACCAACAAATGGAGTTGTAAACGGCTGCACCATACCTGGCGCTCTCATGCGAATAACAGCACCAACTTCGGTATTCAACACATCATCCATGTTGGCCTGTCCCTCAACAATCGCTGTCCGAGGGTTAATAGCTTGAGCCAAAGAGTCTAGGATGCCACGTTGGACACTTGATTTGATGCGCTGAATGTCCATGACCACATCAGCAGGACACATACCAAAAAAGGTATGGGGTTCTGGATCTGGGCAGAAGTCAGCAAACTGTCGTTCAGCAACGATCTCATTACGCATGACTTTATTGCCAGTACCAACTGTGCAGATCCTACGCATCTCAGCAATACCATCACCATCAAAGTCTACCTTTAAGTAGCCTTCAATATAAAGAACACTCTTGCTTGATGGATCACCATTGTTTGCAGTACTGATAACGGCAAACGGGTTACGTGCTGTGTACTCTTCGTTGTTGTCAAAGTCATTACCATTACCAGCGACTTCAACCATTTCATCGTAGTCATAACCCATTGCGACTAGATCGGAAACAGTCTTCATAGTCCTGTGGCCCACAAAAGTGGCCTCATCAATGGACTTTGCTCTGCGATCAATCAAGAACTCTTCTGGGGGTAGAGCCTCAATCTTTACCTTGCCAGATTTGATTCTGCGCTTGATCTCCACATCGTACATCATGGGAGGTGGGGTCATAATTCCTTGGGCAAGATTCTGTTCTGCCATTCCAGGAATCGGATACTCACGTACCGCAGAAATCTCAATGTCTGGGTCTTGAGTCAAGAACATCATTGTCTGCTCATCAAGCATAGAAAAAGACTCAGCCTTGACTTCTACAGACTCATCCCACCAGTACTTAACGATACCTACTTTGCGTACCAAAGCGTCTTTAAATGCTGAGTGGAGAATCTTGAAGCCTGGGTTATCACGCTTGAAAATAAAGTCAACATAGTCTGTTGCTTGTTCGGCAGCAGCAATGTCTTCTGGTCCTTGAGGTGCGAACTCAACCACACGCTCTGGACCAAAGAAAATACGCATCAGGCTTGGCAAAATGCCTTGCACAGTATCACGCACATCCATTGACACTACTTGTGAGCGACCATCCTCTTCATTACCAAAGGGTAAGCCATAGTAGTATTCAGTAGCTAATGCACGATTGCCACCAATGTCATCATCTATGAAAGAAATAGCGTCATAAATTTCAGCAGAAATAACGCCTTGAAGTTGTTCTTCAGACATTACCTCATCTTCTTGCATCTCGCCTTGCAAGGTTTCAGCCATCAACATTGGGTTTTCTTGTTTCATTTTTAATCCTTAACGTCCAGCAATGTATGGAAGAATGCCTTGTGAGCTACCATAACTTTGGAGTAGTGATGGGATGCCACCAACATAGTTATTAGCCATACCGCCACCCATACGAAATTGTTGAGGAGCCATCATTTGCTCATCTTGTTGACCTTGGGGGCTAAAAGCATACTTGTATGCGCCTGACAACATATCGCCAGCAGTAGCATTGGGATTTGTCATAGTGTTATAGGCTTGCATTGTTGGTGCAATAGCTTGGTTGCCTAGTCCACCAATGGTGCTTCCCAAACTTTCCATAGCAGTAGGAGGAGCCATGCCACCAGAGGCAACTGCTTCTGACATACCACTACCAGCAACTGCTTCAGTAGCGGCAGGTAAAAATGATTCCATTAGTGCAGCTAAGAAATTCATTTAGTTTTCCTCATCTTCCATGTCGTATTCTGTCTTAGCCATCATCAACATATTCTGCTGATTCTTGGTCATCTTTTTAGTGATAGGACCACCAGATAGCCATGCTGAACAGGTACGCTCACCCGCACACTTAAAGTCAAACAGTTCACAGTATCCAAGATTAGCCGCACCCTGTACGTCTTTGGCATAACCATCAGTCTCTTCATCAATACCTTTTAGGATACAGTCAAGCATTTCAGGGGTTTGGATAAAGGCAGCGCAGTTACCGCAACGCATCTCTTGGACTTCATCAATAGATACTGTCCACATATCCGCAAGGTTCTGCCAGTACTCTTCGTTGTCTTCTTCTGGGTTGGCAGGACCATAGTCAACATTCTTGATCGCCCAATTACGATTCTTTAGGTTGAACTTAATGTCATAGGTTGCGGTTGGGCAGTTCATAGTTTTACTTTGGTAAAAGTCCAGTTATTGGGACATCATACGAGTCTTCTGGAAAAATCATTCGTCTTTGTTCTGGCGTAAGCATTCTTCGTTCTGCTGCGGCTCTAGCCATAGCTTCACCTTGTAGCATTCTGTATTGCTCAAAAGCACTCATGTTTGGCAGATCTTTAAATTGAGATTCTAAACCACCAGATTGAAAACCCTCAATGTTTTGTACTGCGTGTTGTAACTCATGCGTAGTAGAACCTAATGCACCAGCTTCTGTTTTATTCCTAATGTCGGTAGTACCTTTACCACCAAATGTTCTTTGATAGCTTGCCATGTTTGCAGACTCAGGCAACCAATCAGGAAGCTTAGTAACTTTCATTCTATCTGTTGTCAACAATTGTGGGTATGCAGAATATAAATCTGGATTCCTATACATACCGCCTAATGCACCTTCTAAACCACCCATATAGTTATTGGATTTTGAAGCTCCAGATTGGTCAAAATTAGTTCTGAATTCAGCCGTGTTGTCAGGAATCTCTTGTGACCATTTGTTTTCTGGAGTTTTCCAATTTCCTGTTGCACTCCAAATATCTCTAGGACTTGCACCTTTTTCTTCCATGCTTCGAGCAATGGCGTTTGAGCTTGCATCCCATGTTTTAGATTTAGGTCCAACAAATATTTGTCTTTGTGTACCTTGAGCCAATTCTTGCAGAATACTTGCTGGCGCTCCACCACGATCCATAATCTGTGGAACTACTCTTTCAGCAATTCTTTCACCAGCACGACCAGCAGCCATAGCCGCTGCATTTGCGCCTCTTGGTAATGGTGCTAATGTCATCAAAGCATCAGCAGTCTCTGGTTTTAACAAAGGGACGTTAGCACGATTTACATTTGTAAGCGCATTAAGTAATCCTTTGGGACTATCTGCATAAGCTGCACGTTCAACAGTCTGAGGAATTCCTGTGCTTTCAATTAAACGGCCTAAACCTTGTAATTGTTGAGTTCTATTGGGATCTCTCATGTATCCAAGTAATCCTTGGATAGCATCATTTGACAACCCAGTTAATGGATTGGCATAAGGAGTAGCCCTTAGTTCAGCCATGATTATTTACCATTTAACCTTGTTTGCCCAGAACGCTGCACTCATTTTGCCTTTGGCAATATTCTGAGCATGACGGGCTTTAAATGCTTCGTTTCTTTTAGATCCATCAGGACTTCCAGAAACACCTTGTTGACCAAAGCGAATTAACTTCACTTCGTCACCAGACTTAGCCAATACAGCATGGCTTTTCTTTGGGTGGTTAGGAGTTTTCTTTGGCTTGTTGTAGCCAGAGAACTCTTCTGAACCACGCTTAATCATTTCTTTTTAGCAGTCTTAGCCGCTTGCTTAAAGTCTTTAGCAGTTGGCGCACCTTTAGTGCCAGGCTTTCGCATCTTTTCTTTAGAGCCAGCTTTAATTCGTTCTTGTTTGGCATTGATATTGGCATAGAGTCCAGGTTTCATTTCTTGCTCCGATTAGTTGCGGTTCTACCACCACGCTTGGGCATAGCACGGGACTCGCTCATTGCGATAGCGACAGCTTGGTCACGGGATTTAACCTTGTCACCAGAGGAAGACTTGAGCTTGCCTCGCTTGTATTCGCCCATTACCTTGCCAATCTTTTTGGCTGCTTCATCCATTTTCATAGGAATCTCCTAAAAGGTTTGTCAATACTACCATATTGTGTTAATAAAAAAAAGAGCCACTTTTTTAGGGTGGCTCAAAATGGCAACGGCAATCAGACCAAACCTCGGATCAACCTTTTTATCGGTTTACCCCAAGACAGGTTAGACCCCCATGAGATGGTGGCGGCATCTGAGGCAAATGTCAAGACAAATGCGTCAGCCATGTCGGGAGATTTCAGTCCCCGTCTGCGAATATCATCCTTAGATTCAATCTTTATCTTGCCGTTAGATGTAAAGGTGTACCTTACAGTCGCTAGTTCAGCAATGAAATCCTCATTGTTGGGTATCTTACAGTCCCGTTTCTCAAGCCAAGCCTTGGTTTTGTGCCATAGTTCCGCACGAAGATTGAGATAAGTGCCACCCATAGCAGGGCTTTCGGACACGTTGATGCCACGGCATGGCAACTTTAGTTCTCTTAATCGGTCAACAACACCAGCGCCTAGGCCAATAGAGTCAACCAGAATCTCTGTGGGTTTGCTTTTGTGGTCACAAGCTTCGTATTGGGCGACTACTGCACCTGTTAACTGCATCAGGTCTAGGTTCCTCCACCTCTCAAGAGTGTGTACAACATTAGACTGACGTTTACATAGAACTGAAGAATCGGAGCCAAAACGAGCCACATCGAGTCCCCAAATGATCGGAGCATCTTCATAAGCTCTTGTATCTCTGTGTTTAGCAGACTCAAGTAGTTCCATAGGAATAATCGTGTCATCATCGCTCCTTGGAAACTCACCCAGAACCCTGATCCGATAGGCATTACTTTCCTCGCCATAGCGGGATTTCATGTCTTCTACGTACTCTTTACTCACCCTAGTAGAGTCAATACAGGATACTCTCTTTGTCCACCACTCATCTTTGAGCCGATTATGCGTGTCAAAGAAAAAGCCAGATGAACGGACTGGATTGCCTAGCAGTATGGTCAGAGCGTTATGTCCTGACATAGAACCAGCGGCAGCTTCGAATACTGCCTCTGGGACACCAGAAGCCTCATCCGCAACCAACATGACGTTCTCAGAGTGGACACCTTGGAGGGCTTCGGGTTGTTCAGCACGAGAAGTACGGGCAGAGATGAATGCCTCGGTAGCGGAAGCCTTGAGTTCTATCCTCTCTTGTTTGACATCGAGTAGGTCTTGGATAGGTTGTGGTAGTTCTTTGACCCACCTCTTTAGCTCGGCAAACAAAGCGTCATAAAGTTGGGCAGAAGTAGGGGCAGTCACCACGACTTTAACGGGATACCTGGTCAACAAGAACCATAGCATTGCCCAAGAAGCGGTGGTTGACTTGCCCACTCCGTGACCAGAACGAATGGATATTTTCCGCTCACCAGAGGCTACGGCAGTTAAAAAGTCTTGCTGCCAATCATCAGGCTCTACTCCTAGGACCTCTTTAACGAACAGAACAGGGTCATTCCTGTAAAGAGTTATGAACTGGATAAACGGGTTATGTGCCATTGTTTTCCAATGTCTCTACGACTACCTCGGCTTTACCCATGTGCTTAAGGGCTTGGAGGTGTAGATCACCTAGACTAATATTGACTTGGGTCTTAGCGGTGTCTCCATAGTTCTCAGGGTCAAGCTTGGAGGCCATCCACTTACGGGTGTCAACTTGGAGTCTAGCTTTGTTAACTCCACTATTACTTGTCTCATCTGCTTGGTCAGCAATGTCTAAAGCCTCTTCCGCCAGTTTCTCAGCCTTTAGCTTACGAGCAGCGAGTACCGCATCTCTACGCTCATCAGTATGGTTGATCCAGAAAGAAAGCATGGGCCTAGAACACTCTATGAACTCTGCCAAGCGTCCAATGGTCATTCCTTGGCTAATGTGAGCGGTAACGAACTCTATCCCCCCAAGCTCTTCTATCTTCTTCTCCAACGCTCTCCTCATAGGAAATCCTGCCATATCTTCTCCTTGATTTAATGGTTACAAATTCTAAACTATAAAAAAATTTTTTGGAGGGCTATCTTTATCCTGATAGGGGGTGGGTGGGGGTCTTAGCTTTGATTGTTGATTCGATGTGTGTTTATGTAGATCCATGTGTGTTTATGTCCCCTGTTACTGC